CTGCCATATTTACTTTCTAGTTATTATATCACTAAACAAAGAAATTGTCAAGAGTTGTTTTCTTTTCAGATTCCCATCCAATAGCATGTAAAATTCCCTCTAAAGGCTCAAGAAATGATTTTTCAAATTGTAACTTATAATCTATATATTTTTCTAATTCAAACTCTTTCGGGAGATTGTTTAACATAGCAATAACTTTATCACTCGTTGGATTTGGAGTCTTCAAATACACAAATTTAATCTTTTCTCCTTCTTTAATTATCGGATATTTTTTGGATAATTTTTTAGTCTTCAACATCTTATTATAAATCAAAGATCCTTTTACATGAATTGGAGTTGATTTTCGATAAATTGTTGATGAATCTGCATATTTTTCTAATCCTTTAACTGAACGAGGAAAAGCAATATCTTCGGCAGGAAGAGTACTAAATTCATTCTTAAACTCTTCAATGTACTCAATAACATCATCTTGAGTACCATTCATGATTATATTAAATGATTTCTTTAGGGACTTTCGGCAGGGTTCAGGAGTAGAACTTCTAATTGCCTCAATTCCCATAATTTTAAGTCTAGGTGTTTCATAGCGAATACCTTCTGAATCATGAACATTCAAAATATATCTTTTCTTAGAAGTCCAAATTCCTGTATCAGCAATAACCTCCCGCTTCATGAGCATCTTCTGCTGAAAAGCATTGGTATAAACAGCAAGATTATCATAACACTTTTCAATAATTTTTTCTAATTTATCCTCACATACTTTATCCAAAAAATTAATTATTTTCTCTTTATCAGTTAATCCTACTTTTTTAATAAGATCATCAAGAGATACATATAAAGAATCAGTATCAGAAGCTAAAACATAATCTTTATCTTCAGTTTCTAACACTTTATTTAAATATTTATTTACTTCATTTTCAGCCCAACGAATAGACAACTGACCAGCAACAGAAACTGCTTCGGCATTTCTCACATCATAGAATCGAAACCATTCATTCCCAAGAGCGCCATAAGCAGAATTAAGAGCAATCTTGAGATTCATCTGCATATTAAAATATTGAGATAGTTTATTAGAATCAGCATTTCTTCCCTTCTTCTGCTCTTCAAACAACATTTTCTTATATCTTACACGGTCATTATACATTTTCTCCATGAGAGCGGGAAGAAATCCTTGCCTGTCCCTTGAATAAAGAGAGCCATTCGGAGTGATGGTCTGATTTTTTTCTTTCAAAAAAGATGTATCAAACTCTTCATTTAACATAGCATCAACACCTGGAGTCTCATGCATACCTTGAAGAGTTTCCGGTGATATATTATACTGCATAATCAAATGCGGATACAAACTATTTAAATCAAATGAAACTACCCAATCATGTCGACCAATAATAGGATCTTTTACATAAGCTCCCTCATATCCTTGGCCTCTAGTCTTTTTCTTTTGTGGAATTACGATGTTCAATCTTTTTAAGTGGCTATAAATAATCGCATCCCACATTCGGGTTTGAGCAAATACATCATTATAATTACAATGAGAAAGATATGCCAAAGAAATAACCATTTCCATGAGTTTCATCTTTGCTTCAAGTCTTTCAACCAACTCCACATCTTTGATATTATACTCAATAAACTTTTGATAATCTAATTTATACAATTCATGTAAAGTATCATATTCTGAATAATCAAGTTTAGCTTCACCAAGTTCTACATAAGCAATATGTCCTAGAGTATAAGATTCTTGATTAACATAAATGAATTTCTTATAAGTATCCATGTAATCTACAATAGAAATTCCAGATAATTCATATGCCTGTATTTCTTTTCCACCTACACCAAATATTTTATTTTCTTTGACAAATCCCCAAGGAGACAACTTCTTCATTTGTTTTTCGCCAAATAGGCGATTAATTCTATTAACCAAATATGGAATATCAAAGAATCGAGTATTCCAACCAGTAATAATATCTGGATAATTTTTGCTCCAATCAGAAAGAAACCTTTCTAGTAATGCTTTCTCATCTGAACATTTAATGTATTCTACTTTTTCTTCTTTGTTAATAAAATCACCACAACCATAAACCAAAAATCGATTTCCCATTTTAATTGATATGGCAGTAACTTCTTCTACAGCGGGTCCTGGTTCTGGAAATCCATTTTCAGAAGCAACTTCAATATCAATAATTGCAATTCTGATCTTGGAATAATCATAATTGATTATCTCTTCTGGATATTTGTCACAAATATAAGCATACTGAAACATAGTCATGCCATAGATATCAAATCCTTCAACATCACTATATTTTTGAATGGAGTTCTTTGTTTCTTTGATGGAACCCCATTGAATAGAATCTACTGGAGTGCCGTCAAGTGTGTTCCACTTGGAAGATTTTTGGGTAGGAATAAAAAGCGTGGGTTTATAGTCTTCTCTGTGAGAGAAGGGGTTGCCTTGATCATCTATTCCTCTTTCAAGGATATAATCACCAAGACATTGCACATTAGTATAAAACATTAATAATATTTTTGATAAGGAATTTTTAAGTTGTCAAATGTATTATAACACCATTTGATCTGTTTGTCAATCCACGACTTGCCAAAATATGCACCAACTAAAAATAATATTTGGAGATATATTTTGAGTATGATCCCTATCAGAAAATTAATTAATTTTTTCAAGCTGCTCCTTATGGAAGAAGACCTTTCTTGTAATGTGTCTTTCCATTGACTCTTAGAGCGGTTAGCTCTGAACCTCGATTAGTATCATCCTTTTTATAAGAACAATGTACCCAACCGCTGTGGGGGTCTTTACCATCATAAAATTCTAAAATAAGTTGATCAAATACTAAATTTTTAGAAATCCATTTTGCGATATCTGGATTTGAAATTCTACTTGATTCAAAATCTGCTGCTTCTCCGTTACAATGCTGACTTGTTTTAGAACCGCCAACTGCTTTATTTAATGCCGGAGAACGATAGCCGCTGTTGATACGAATTGGTCCAAATTCTTCTCTTACTGGTTGTAAAATGAAATTACAAAGATTAACCAAATTAATAACGTGTTCCCTTGTTGCATCATTTGAAATACCTAATCTGTCCGCAGTCGAACTTTTTATCATTTCTTGATATGCAAAATTCTTTGTCAAGTATCCATTATATGTTGACATTATCTTCCCTATGATTTCATTACTTCGACTGATCCAGTGCTAGGATCATATTTAATTTTAATACTTAATTCTATAGGTAATATTTTCCCATTTTTCATGGAGATAGGAAATTTACCTTCTACTGCGCCCATCAATGCATCTTTAGCAGTTGTGAAAGTGTGTGAAGGATCAGCTTTTACGACTTTATCTAATTCCCTTTTTGCACTATCTGGAAGTATATCATCTATCATTCTTTCCACATGATCTTTTGCTAAATCTTGAGCCTTATCCATTACAAGACCAGAAATAACATTAAACAGTAATAAAGGTAACATAATAATCCTTTATATTATTTAAAATTCAAAATCATAAGGGGCAGTGTTATATTGATCCCATAATTCCTTAAATGTTGAATTATCACTTCGAGCGTCTCCAGGAATTCTTCCTCTTTCAATCATCATTTCTCTAAACAATTCTACTCCCTGAGATCCCTTACCCATCGGAAAAGCAGCATTTGTTTTATCTAATTTTCCACCAGCAGCAAGAGCGCCCTTCCATGCATGGGCAAGTCTTTCTGCGGGACTCATTTTTTCTTCAGCTTCTTTGACAACTCTAGAAACTTGAGATTTTAGGTTAGACATTCCTTTTTGTTTTTTTGCCATTATTCCTCCATTAATTAATTGTTAGTGACTTATTATATTTATATATAAAATTCTCCCAATCCATGTTGACCACAAATTGGGAGAACTAATTATAATATATACATAATAAAAGAATTATCCTTTAATCACATCACCACTTCCAATAGTAATTAATCTAGGTTTTTTCTCTTCGGGAATCACCTTCTCAAGATTAATGACTAACATGCCATCCTTGAGGTCTGCTCCCTTTACAAAAATATCATCGGAAAGTGTCCAACATCGAAGAAAGGTTCGCTTAGCGATTCCTTTGTGAACATAAGAATCCTCAGAAGTCTCTTCCTCCTTTTCATCAAGTTTCTTTGAACGAATGGTAAGACTACCTTCTGTAACTTCAACCTCAATATCATCTTTTGAGAAGCCAGCAAGGGCAATCTCAATGACATATTGAGCTTCGTTGATTTTCCGTATGTTGTATGGAGGATACCCCGAATCACGAGTAAGATCCATATCGAAAAAACGATCAAAAATTGAATCGAATCCTACAGAGAATCCCATCATTTTTTGAAGGTCTTGGGGTGTAAACGCAGAGTGTCGTGCTAATGTAAACATAATTGCCTCCTTATAAAAGCAAGGTTTAAAAAAATCTCACCCCATAGCACATGGCGGTGAGTAGTATAGTGAGGTCATCACTATGATGCACCTCAATCACGCCAACCTTCTCCTTTCAGGAGATGTTGACAGCGATGTTTGAAAACTATCCAAATTAGCTTAGTCAACGAATCTGCAGTATAATTTCCAGATTCTTTGACTAACAACTTGTATCTAGCTTCCATAAAATCCTCATCAATTATCCAATTTGTATCATGAAATTCATTCATAAGCAAAAATAATAAAGGGCAATTTCTCACCCTTTATTACATTATAACATATTTATATGAGGTTGTCAAGTATTTACTTTTTAGAGTAAATGCCCCACAAAACCCAAATTGCCGCTAAACCTACAAGTCCTTCACCGCCTAGTTGTTTGACTAAGCTTACTACTGAACCTATAATGTCTAGGCCCAGAAAAGGAACTGCAGCACCAAAAATAATCTGTGCAACCACACCAAGTGCGATTAACGCTAGTCCAGCTTCTGTTAAACTGCGAATCCAGCCTATTGCTTTTTCTAACATGAGAAAAACTCCTATATGTGTTAAGATTGTACTAGTAAAAAACTATGTGTCTATTTACCAGTTGAACCAAACCCACCATCTCTTTCCGTTTTTCGAGTTGGTGGTTTTTTGATATGTTTAAAACCATGATAAACCTTTTCTACCAACTCACCCTGACAAATTCTATCTCCGTTATTTATGGTTTTCGGAGCCTGTGATATATTTGTCATTATGATAAAAATAGGATCTACATAATCCCAATCGATGATTCCCTCGCAATTAGTTAGATATAAACCATAATTATATACTAAACCCGATCGCGAATGTAATCGAACTGAATATCCCTCAGGAATATCCAGAATCAATCCGGTAGGAACCAGTACTCTTTCCATAGAAAAAATTTGAAGAGTTCCATTCTTCAAAGGTCTTTCGATCTCACGGTCTAATGTGTCTTGACGAACTTTATATCGTTCAATTCCGCTGAGACACGCATGAAGATCGAAACATGCTGACCCTTTTGTTGCAAAAAATGGGTCTTTAGCATCTGAATGTAATTTATAATATTTCAACGGATCATAACTAGATTTACTCATCTTCTATTTTTTTACTTCCAATATTATATTTAGCGGTTAATTCCCATAGATCTTTCTCTTTAAAAGAAAGAATCTTCAATTGATTCAAGGGAACAACTAATTCTGAAATTTCTTCTGGATTAATCAATTTAATTAATCCCCATTCGGCTAAAAGATTAGCAATGGTATTTCTTCGTGCTTGATCATTTTCGGAAAAATTAGTTGGTTTTCCATCTAAAGCAAAAAGTTCTTTAAAATGTACAATGAAATATCGTCCTTGTTTATGTAAAATGTGACAGGACTGATATATAATTTTATCTTTGCGGGAAGCGACTCCAATTCGTGTTAGTGTTTCTCTTACTTTTAAAAAATCATCAGGTTCATTGAGAAGACACTCTACCATAGTATCCATATCTACTGTCATTTTTCCACTCCACCTATGTCTAGTTTTTGCTTAATATGCTCAAGTTGGTCTACGGAGAGAATTTCCAGAGCATTTTTAGCCTTTTCATTACTAAATTCATAATACTCTTTAACAATATCTATGTTGTCAATTTTCTCAGGCTTGAGCCACTGTGACCACCGCTTTCGTGGTCTAATATTATTTAGTAAATAATCAAATTGGAGTTTGTTATCGAGATGATAATTCCTATTCATCTCGTTTGCTTGAAAGACAGTATCTACAAAGAAACTTAATGCTCGATTGACCATGTATGGAGTATAACCTTTCTCCGCATGCACATCGACCATTAAGTTTTCTTTGGTATGTGTAACTGCTTTTACTATTTCAAATGGATTCATAATATAATATATATGGAGCGAGCAACAGGAGTTGCACCTATCTCTTCAGAGTGGAACTCCAAAGGGTTACT